CTACCTTTTGGCCCAGCTTAACGTTTTCGGGATAAAGGTTATCAACAGCCATTACGATGATATCCCCGGTCAAGTATTTTCCTGCGCACTCTATGATGATTTCACCGACTCCAGGGGTTACTGTCTGGCCTGCCATAGTAGGCACAGATTGGCCTATGGTGTCAGCTCCATTGTGTATCCCCACTGGTATGTTGTAAGTGCCATTAACTGGTAAACTGTAGCTTGTGACTGCGTGTTCTGGTACGGTTCCGGTTCTGATATCATCGCTCCCGGCACCGATAAAAGTTTTCCCTATTCTTACCTTTAATTCTGTTGCCGTGAGGTTGGTAGGGTCAACACTGTTGCCTTTAAAAAATAATGGTAACTGTGCCAAGGCTACACCCCCTTAAGACTGATTGTCATGTCTGCAACTGGCTTTTTAAATTGACAAGTTACCTTGATTGACCCATTGAGTGTTTCTATGGAGGTTATCATATTTGCGCTTTTATCTATCTGAGCCTTTAACGATTCAGTCAGTGGACTCGGGTATGCAATTCCCGGGATTGGTATGTCTGTAGAATTGATAGTGGGCATCACTATTGTTTGTATAAACGGTGCTGTACTGTTCCAGTTTGCCACAGGAAGCGTTACTGCTAATACATCGGTGAGTTTTGCCACTGTAGTATTAAACTCGCCGTAAAACTCATTTACAGCCTGATTAGTGGTATTGATATCAGCCGCAGCATATATGTCCCCGGTTACTTCATACGTGGTAACATCAGTCAGACTAATAGACCCGTCTGGATTATCCGTTTTCTCATACTTACGTGGACCAGTAAATACATCGTTTTTGTAATTCGTTTTTAATTGTTCCATTATTCACTCCTATTCCCTAATGCCCGGCCTCCGAGCCGGAATGAAAAGTGTTGCTGACCGGGAACACAGGTTTCAACCAATTTCCCCAGGTCATATAATATCTTTTCAATGGCGTTCGCCTGATAGATTGATGTGTAAGTTATCCTTTGCGGTGTAATGGGGGTGCTGGAAGGAGTAAAATACAACGACCTTAGGTCTGCTATATTTTGTCTGATTCTTTCCATTTGAGACTCTAAACGTGGTTCTCTTTTTCCCCAGTTCATTCTACATCTTTTGTATATAGTGTTTTTATATCCGTACCTATTGAGCATCTTTGAACACCACGCTACAGCTGTTTCAATCCGTATCAGGTCGGTGTAAGCAATACTTGCCTTTGCTGTTACGTTGTCTAAATCGGCTTGTGTACGGTCGAACACCAGATTATCTATGTACTCATTCATGGATCGTTACCTCCGCTTTGATACTTCCTGCGAAACTATATGAAACGCTTTCTATGGTTCCCATCTTTACTCCGTCATAATCAGTATCAATGTCCACCACTTGGCCTATTACCTTATCGCCAAGTAATACGTCACAAATGACATTCTCAGCGTGTTGGTAGTACTCATAAGTGCGATTTAATACAGAAGTGGCATTCCCTGAGTAAACAAGAGTAGCGTCCTGCACCTCTTTGATATTTTTATTGTATATAATGTTTGGATTCTCTTTTATAACGGTTGAAGTAAAATGGTTGTATTTCTTCCCGGTCAATGTTACTTCTGATCCGGTACCAGTAATAAAAGCAAAGTTATCACCATGAGAATTAATTGTTCCACCAGTTATACTCAAGTCATGGTATGCCTCCGAGAATATAACCTGTGCCGTACCGTTTAAGATTCCTTTGTAAATCTCCGCTGTCTCTGTTGACGGCTGGTAGTCATGTACTGTCAGTCTCACGCCAGTAACTACGTCAGAGTGTTCCAGGGTTAATCCATCAAAGACCTCTGACCCTGTAAACTCTCCGGTTTTTGTGGTTTGTTTAGGGTAAATCACCACGCCATCATAATTAGATGTATCAACCACTGCCCCTATTGCAAAGGCAATCTGTACCAAGGCGTTACGCTTCGAGGTGTAAGGGATATAACCATGTATGGCTACATTGTCAAATACATCTGACAGGAGATAATTAAAATCCTCGCTATCGAATATCTCGGCTATTACATCAGGCACTAATTGACCAGTGTACATGCCCCCATGGTATTCATTGCCGTCTAAGATGCCCAGTGCATCGTGTGCGTCCATATAATAATCTGTCTTGCTCTTTTTTGAACCATTTTTGAGATAAAAGTTTCCTATCAGCCCACCATTAAAATAAAGGGATAGTTTCTGCTTTTTCTGTAGATCAAAAGGTACGTTTGATTTTGCACGTACTGTGAAGTTCATGGTGTTAATGCTGATATTTTCGGATATGGCATTGATTTCTTGGAGGCATGACACTTGCCTTACTTCGTCAGATAAAAACTCCCGGTAGATACCATAATCTATCCGGGTAAGAAATACTGGTCTGTTTGGTTTTGATGTGTGTAAAAATGTAATCACTATCTTGTCGTAATGCACAACATAATTGCTGCAGAAATACTTTGTATCGTTCGGCTCAAACTCAATGCTTGAGATTAGGGCATTGTCCGCAAACCATTGCACATTAATATGATCCGCATAATCTCCCGACATTGTGTTAAATGTGAGCAGTATTCCTACACTCGTAAACTTTTGATTAAATGTGATTGTTAATACCGGTGCATCTGTATATTTTGTGTAACTTGATTTTGGGAACAAGAACATCTGAGGGTGCAATCCGGTATGAGGTTTTAGCCCCTCTTGGCTTGTGGCATACTGGAAACTACCTGCTTCATCTGATATTTCATCACTGATAAATCCGTAATCGTCTGGATCGTCCGGGAAGTTTATGTAATCCCCGTTTAGTAAGGCAAAACCCGGCATACACAAGGCATACCCTGGATAGACTAAATCATCTCTTTTTAAATCTGGAAACTCTTGGCGCACTGTTGTAGCTCTTGGGCGCAATCCTTTCCTTGGGTGTAACCCAACCCGGGGCCGTAACCCCGGATCAATTACCTGCGGATTGCTGTTTTCTTTGGCATAAGGGGCCACGTCATCATAAACAATCTTTAGCCCCTCGGTGTTTAATGCAACATCTGACATTATAGATTGCTTTAAGAACATCTTAGGGCCTCCTTTGTGGTGCCTTGGCTATGAACTGCACAGATAATCCAGAATAACGATTGACCTGTGTTTCGCCCTCCATGATAGGTTTTATGTCATCATCGCCGCTTGTCACGTAAGCTGTAAATTCAAGTACCTGTTGCCCGTATGGGAATGTCATCGCATGAAATGGTGTAGGAGCTGTTATGATGTCGTAAAAAGTATCATAATCAACCCTGTGACTTGGGTCTGGTTCCACTGTCAGTGTATAATTATAAAACGTACCGATTACGTCACGGTACATCTCGTTATTTTTAACCCTACCACTATGCTCTGAATCTGTAACTGCAAAGCTCCTTTTAACACCTGTCACCCAAAGACGGAGGTCGACTCCATCTATAGTAAATACTCCGTTACCGTTATCCACGTTATCAACCTCCGTTCGTTACCATTCTAACGCCTACACGGTCGTTTTCTTTGTTGTTGTATTTATAAACCAACTGACCGAATTTTGTACCATCTATAATCAGATCAGCTTTCGCGGTACCGCCGCCCAGTCCACCAGCTTCTCCGATAGCTTCAAGTACGGCCTGCTTGATTGTTCCAAGTGGTGACACAACCTCGTAATCTTTGTTGTTATCCCCTAGCATAGCCAAGAAATTACCAGCTTTCGGGGGTACAACGGTTCCGGTGGCTAAGTGTGGGACATTATTTGAATAAGCTGCGTAAGAATTTGTTGCCGCAAACGATCTGCTACCACCGCCGCCGGAACCGCTAGCCGAAGTTTTCGCCCTCTCTCCTGCGTTGATTGCTATTTGAGCTGCCACAATCCCAGCTGCTATCGCCGCTCCTACCATTACAGCTCCTGCAGGGCCTGTTATTGCGTGTAATGCTACCGCAACCATCGCCGCTACGCCGGCAAGGGTAAGAAGCATGGAAATTGTTTTTTCGGTAGGTGTCATCTTATCCCAATTCTTATATATCTCGTAGGCTGCTGTAACAAGCGCGGCGATCGCCAAAGTAATTCCGGCAAATTTTAGCTTTACAAAATCGAGTCTTGACGCAAGCGTAAGTAATGCCCCTCCAATGCCTGTAAAGTTACTTATAAGTGCGGCGGTTTTTTGTGCAAACTCAGCCGCCTTCCAAGACAAGAAGAACGCCACGATTAGCTCTGTAATGTACCTAACATCTTCTTTGTGGTCATTTATCCAGCTCGAAAAATCTTTTAACTTTTCAGTGATTAGTTTAATCGCACCTATGATTATTTCTCCAGTCCACTCACCAAGTGGCTTAAGGAACTCTTCCCACAACCACAACGCTAACGGTTTTAAGGCATCTAGAACAGAGTTGAGCACGTCAAGCCCGGCAGATATTAACTCTAGCACTGCTGGTAATGCCTGCTCTATAGCCCACTTTGCAATCGGTAGTAAGATGTTATCGAGTAGCCAGAGTAAGACACCTCCCACTTTTTGTACGACCGGCACAAGGCTCACTAATAATCCATCAAACGCCCTTAACAGCGGCCCGAAGTCCAGTGAAGCCGCCCAATTCTTTATTGATTCTGACGCTTCTCTGAAAAATCCCGTGACCACAAGAACTAAATCCCCAAGGTGCCGCATTATACTAGTGCCTGTTTCTGCCTCTGTCCATGCTTTATCAAATTGATCTGCAAGATTAGCTATTGTAAGCGAAAAGTTTGAAAATGTGATAAGTAAATCATCGGTTATTGCTTTTCCATACCCTTCGTCTTTCCACACCTGCATAAACGACGCTCCCACGTCAGACGCAAGCCTTTTAAGACTGCCAAACATGGTTTGAACTGCTGCTATAGTAGATGGACCATACTGCGCCCACGAATCCTTTATTGGCTGGAACAGGTCTGACAATGTTTTCTTGACGTTGTCGGCTAATGTCTTAGTCTCTGCGCTGACTTGCTCGGTTTTAAACATCTGGTCTGGCGTAGGCCCCTTGTATTTTTCGTCTTCCGGCTTCTGCGCCTGGATTAAAGTATCAAAAGCAAATGTTGCCTTTTTCGCTTCTTTTGCTGCTTCCTTGACTGCCTTCTGAGTATCCGAAAGGCTGGCGGCGTAATCCTCTTGTACTGCTACGGCCTTGACGAATGTATCTTTCCCGGCTAGTGCCGCCATTGTTTGACCGATCCAGTTATTAGCCTCTGCAAGTAATGATATTAATTTGCTTAAAGCAGGTGCCGCCGCTGTGAGAATAGGAGAAAATGCTGTGGCAAAACTGTTTTTTAACTGAGTCATGGAGGACATCAGCATCGACATAGTATTATTTGTTTCCGTCGAATATCTGGAGAGATTTTCAACTCCTTGTTTTATAGACTCTGTAATGGTACTCAATGCCTTAAACACAAAAGAAAAAGCAAGCGATTTCCCTAGCAACGAGAGCATACTCATTTGTTTTTTTGCGCCATTTGTAGATTTGGATGTCTTGTCTAGCGATTTTTTCATATTATCAGACGATTTCTTGACTTTCTTCTGCCCATCGTCTGCGCCTAGCAATGACTTTTTATATTCTTTCTCTGCCTGAGTTACTTTTTGTAGTTCTGCATAAGTTTTGTCGTACTCTGGATTTCCAAGTGTGATTCCTTGTTTACTAAGTTCTGCCAACTTGGCTTTTAATTGTTGGATCTGATAGGCAAAAGACTTTTCATTAAGTTCTACAGGGACTTCTACTGGCGTGTTAAGGTCTTTTTTGTATCCTTTTAGCTCTGCTTGCGCTTTGCTCAAAGCTATATAAGCACTGTCGTAAATTTCATCACCAAATGTTTTACCTGAATCCCCTAATTCTCTTAGCTGCTGTTTTAAAGAATCAATCTTCCCTTGCAATGTAGATTCATCAAGTACCACTTCAACCTTAGCAGGCGTTACGAGTTCTTTTTGATATTCTTTCAGCCTTAACTCCGCATTCTTTAACGCCTTGTATGTACTATCGTATAATTCGTCACCAAACGATTTACCTGAATTTCCGAGTTCGCTTAATTGGCTTTTTAATGAGTCCACTTTCCCTTTTAATGTAGATTCGTCAAATATGATCTCGACTTTTTCAGGTGTGGATAACTCTTTTTGATATACCTTTAGTTCTGCCTCTGCCTTTTTTAAAGCTTTGTAGGTGCTGTCGTAGAGTTCATTGCCAAACGTCTTTCCAGTGTATGAGAGTTGTTCTAGTTTCTTTTTAAGGGCATCAACTTGCCCTTCCATGGACGTTTTATCAATCTTTGGGGATTCTGTTGGGCTTGTAAGTTCTTTCTTGTAATCAGCAAGAGCCTGTTTTACCTTGGCAAGTTTTAAGTACGTTTCGTCATACTTATCGTCGCCCAAATATAATCCCTGCGATTCCATGTCTTTAAGTTGCTTTGTAAGTGATCCTATCTCTTTTTTAAACTCATTGGTAGACTTTTCAGCTTTATCAATTCCAGCTGCATAATCATTGACAAATTCTTGCACTGAATTACCATAATCCATGGCTGGGGCCTGTGATTTATCCCTGTTCCATTTGCTAGAAGTCTTGTTCTGCTGTCCACGATCTACGGTGATTTTCTTCATTTGCTCGTCAAGACTTTGCACACTTGCTTCGGCTTCTTTCGCTGAATCTTTAATATCGTCAAACTGCTTGGCGGCTGTGCTGGATTTTGATGTACCCTTAAACGCATTTGCAAGCCCGGTTGTCATATCCTTTACCGCTGCCGTTAGCTCTCTCATGGCTTCCTTTAGTGATCCTATATCATCAATGGCCCCATCTTTTTTAATTTCCGTGTTGATTAAGATTGTTCCATCGGCCTGGGCCATAATATCCCTCCTTTCTTCGGCTCTGGTTCTGGCTCTAAGACTCTGACTCTGGCTCTGATATTATCCGAATAGCTTGTTGACTTCTTCGAGTTCTTTCTGCTTCCGCTCCCAGTCGAGATCACATAATGGCTTGTTGTCTCTGTAGAATTCGCTTTCCCATGTCTCAAGCTTCTTTCCTTTAGTTTTTTTCTGGCGCACGCCAAGAACAGAAGCGTATAGACCCTCACCACCGATCTGCATATAGGCGCCAAAAAAGGTCCACCAGTGCATATACTTAACACTGCGGACCTCTTTCCCTATGTACTTGTTAATCTCTGGTATGATGAGTGGTGCATCTTTTACCCAATCCATGGTGCGCGGCTGAGGTTTGTTGTTCGCTGGCATTCCGGTATCCACGAACCAGCAAGCCTTTTTGATTGCTTCTTCCATGTTCTCTAATGGAATCGTTTCATAATCAATATACAATATCTCAACAAGCACCTGCGTTTTGTCTGCCCCATCAAGCTCCGGGTCGCTATAAGAGGCCAGTATATCAAGTATGACTCTGAAATCAGTGCGGATACTGTATGACCGTCCTCCTACCTCCAATCGTTTAGGTAGACCGTAGAAGTCCGTCATTTATGATACTTCTGAGTGTATTTACTTGCCCGGGATTTTGCCTTTCCTAATCGCTTACCAGTTTCCTTCTCGATTACCGCCCTTACTGCATTGATCACACTCTCGACGAAAAATTCGCCTGATTCTAACGGTGTGAAAGGACTGGTAATCTCAAAAAATGAGCCTGAAACATTTGCTTTAAAAAGATAATCAACTTCCTTTTTAATCTCTGCTTCAGCCTCAACTTTGATTTGCTTTATATCAGCATCTTCTTTTTCATTACTTAATTTAGCTTGTAGACCTTCGAAAACCGCAATAGTGTGTTCGTATCTCTCCACAATGCCCATATCTGACGGCACAAATTTAAACCGCCCCATTACTTCGCCTCGTTTATTTTTGATGTTATATATACGGCTACCATCATCAATGACAATATCGTTACTGTTGCCCTGATTAGCCTTTACAAGTCCGTTACTCATGCTATATCTCCTTTATGATCCTGATGGGATTTCTCCTGCCGTAAATGTCGGATTGCCAGTGGCTAAAGAGGTTGCAGATACATAACCTTTCTTACGGCCTCCATTGAATGATACATTGTAGGGGATATTGATACCAGATGTACCGCCGCCATAGCTCTGTGGCTTAACAATGACCGTTTCCACATAGGCTAAATGATTCGTATCCTCGTCATCTTCCACAATAACCTCCAGGATTAGGGTTTTGCATTTGTCACCGATGGTTCTATCCATAGCAATACTCTTGAGCTTTGGGTAAATAGCTTCGTCTGGATTCGCATAGTATGGGTCCGCATCAATAGATGGTTCATATCCATTATCAGTAACCCTGGATTCACCCCATACATTTTTAGATGTAGCTACATCAGGGTTAAGGTTTACCGCTAATTCCTCCATGTCAATTCCCAATTTAAACCATGCGGCAGATGCTAATACATTGCCAAAGGTAGAGTCTAAATAGTGTGCAAGTGCTTTTCTCTCTAATTTCATTTATTGCTCCTTTCAACGATCAAATTCGTTTTCATATTCAACTGTCACAGGCAGTACCCAATCTTGGACGCTGTCTTTATTTGGTTCCAAGCCATAAGAGTTATTACGGGTAATCTTTTTGATGATCCGTCCCTCTGATAGCTTGGGGTAGGTGGTTAATTTATGGGTGGTTCCATCAATGGTAACTGGTTCTTTACATAGCCACTTTCCGATACTGTCTAGGAACGTCTGAGCGGTCATTTTAACCTGTTCGCTGTTCGCACCCACTCGATAGATCACGTAGAACGGATAACGGCATAGCTGGCGAACGTGAGCCGTTACAGACTCTTTCTCGTTATATACCAAAGCTCCGTTATCAGCAGAGAATGCTATCCCTCCGTCTTCCGGTAATTCCTCAAAGGTGATATATTCACCATCAAGACCAGGATACTGGTTGAGTAGAATTTGCATTGCTTCCGTCAACATGTCATATCCTGTAAAGTCTTTTCCTATTGGTTGCGGTTGGTCAGCCATTCTTTCCACCTCCTGCCTTTTTCTTAACTTTCTTCGCCCACTTCTTACCATCTTTTTCTTTTGCAGCGTCAAACCATTGAGCTTGAGCGTTTGGGTGGGCTGTTTTGTTAAACACTAAATCCTCTTTTACATTTGTTTTTTCACCGTCTTTTTCACTTGTTTTTTCGTTGTACTGGCTAACAAGTACCTTCTGTACGCCGAGTTTAGCCCATGGACTACCGGTTTTTTCACTAACCATGGTTTTCCCTTCGTAAAGGAAGCGTCCAGCAGGGCCATAAGCTGCATACACTTGACCAGTTCCCTGTATAGCCGCGCTAGCTCCTTTGGTTACGTTTACAAAGTTACCTTGCTGCATAGGCATAAAAGGGACCATACTAGTCATGACGTCGCCGTCAAGGGCATATTGTGCGTCCTTATATTGCTTATCGAACCGAGACAAGTTAAGGTTGATTTTTATGTCCCCATCAATCATGGACCATTTCGGGAAGTGTTGTGTTGCCATTACTTGCCTCCGATCTCAAAGTGAGGGATTAATTTATATGGACCGCCTACATTACTAATCTGGTAAACATCATCACGGGTCTTGTTTATGTAATTATAAAAACTCGGCTTATATACTGGGTCTGCATCGTTCACTGGCGTTTCAGGATACTCACCTCGTATGAAGAAGTCACCACTTGCAAAGGTAATAGTATTCGCATGAACTCCGTTGGCTTGCGCTGTCCACTCTTTTGGTCGCTTATACTTCTTACCCTTAATTGTGATATCCCCATCAACTACCGTATACCAGATGTGTAGTTTGGCCGTGTCTGCGCTCTCCAGTCCGGTCTTGGTAACATTTGCGCCCTTGTCGACATTTAGGTCAACATTATTTAATACGGTGGGATACCATGTAATGACCTGACCTTGCTGGAGCTTGTTAAATATAGTTACTGTTTCGGAATACATGGTATCTCTCCTTTCAGATCACTATTTAACTCATAGCTAGGAGATATGGGATCACGCTCCTTTCACTCTGTCGTGTAGCAGGCCGTTTTGAATATATTGGTCCATCTTTCAACTTCTTTCCCACAAATAGTGCACCTGTTCATATACTTCTTTGAGGTTGGGTTGTAATGCTTGCGGTATCTATGCTTACAAAAGTGTTGCCTGATCCATTTAATCATTTTAAGCACCCCCTTAGATTCCTGCATATAGCAGGTACACGCCATCGTCGTTCTTAACTCCAGTCAGGTATTCCCTGGCTGCATCATAACAAAGCCTATTTTGTTCCCGTGTGTCACCTACTGCGCTGAGTACGGCACTCTTAACGGAAGACGTAGCACTGAATGAGATTGACTCACTACCGGAAGACTTGCTTGTGGCTATCTTTCCAACGAGGTTACCGGATTCATCAGTTGTAAAGCCTCCAGACTGTGCCATCTTCTCTGCCTGCTCAATCTCCCGCAACTTATCAGCCGCAGCGCACGCGGCTTTCTGCACCTTTGTAGCTGACCGCGTATCAGCCGGGAGGCCGGGCACCAGACGATCAAACGTCATAGTGTCCAGTTTGTCACAGGCTCGTGATTCCAGGCGGTCGAATTCGCCTTGAGTTGCTATGGCTGTGCCGTAATATGTTTCTTTGTAAAAGTCATAAGTTGTGTAAGCCATGGCTGTCGCTCCTTAACCTCTGGTCTGAATACGTGCGATTGGGATTGCTTTGTGTGGGTAGTAGGACTTAGTTGTTGCGTTGTTGGAAGCGAGTTCCCAGTTTGCGCCTGTAGCTAACTGAGCGTCAGAAGGAGAGATAATGCTGTTATCCTTAAACGAGATACCATAAGGAGCAAACACTTTTCTCTGTCTGGAAATCAGTGATGTTTCACCACCGTGTTTCTTTCCTTCTCTTTCCATTTCTGCTGGAACCTTTGCGCCACAGTCGGTATATTCAATAGCACCATTTCCCAACACATACGTTGTATATCTAACGTCCTTCACGACATACATGTCTGCTGCAAGTGTATTATCCCCGAAGTAAGGGGTAACAGCGGAAAGATTGATCTGTCCTGCGGTTGCACCAGAAGCTACAATCTTTAATGCACCAACCGCATCCGATGTAGCATCAAAGTATCCTTCTTCTGATGGCATATTATCATCGATCAGTACCATTCTTCCGTTAAGAGTAGCAAGAGTAAGGTCTCTTTCAATTCCCTGTGCGTCCGTGCCTTTCATGTAGGATACGAGCTTAAGGTTTTCTAGGTTTGTAGACACCTGAGAGTGCATAACAGCAAGTGCAAATTTACCCTTGTTATCCCCAAGAGCTTTCTGTACAGCATTATTAAGAGTTGTTTCACCAAACTTAGGGGAAACGGCATTGCTAACGTTATATGTATGACCATTGACAAACTCAAGGTTCTTTGTTCCAGTCATGCTGAAAATACCTTTTAACTCCAGTAGTAATGTTGCCTGATCTACATCGTCCCAATACTCTGCGACTTCTCCGGCGGCAGCACTGTAATCCGTCCCTGAGATATCAGCAATGAAATCCTTCTCTACCCATGCGTTTGCACGCCCTACAACAATGCGCCCCATGGTATAATTACCTCTGTCTGTTGCTTCAATATCGGTATTACCGTCGTAGTTTACCGGAGTGCCACCGATTCTGGCTTTAATTACCGTAGTTGAATAATGTCCGCCTAACTGGTCAGGCATCAATGATGCGTATTTTGGAGCGGCTACAATAGCACCGCTTTTAAGTAATGCATTAAGGTTTAAATTAGGTGTGCTTTTTACTGCTGCATCGAATACCTCACCGTTAAAATTCACTAAATCAAATAACATAGTTTAAATCCTCCTATTTCATATACTGGCTTATATCTAAGTCAGGGTTAGAGTTTTTGAGTTTCATAACATCCGCCATTGGTAACTTGGTCCCTGGTGGCGGTGTTTGGGTCTGTCGTGTAGTAAATACAGCGGCGTTCTGCTGTGCTGTCTGCTGGGCCTCATCAACAATAATATTGGGAATCTGGTTACCGTCCTTGTCAGACACCAGAGTCTTGAAGATATCATCAATAGACCTGCCCTTTGCTGTGTCTTTGCTCAACTCATCAGCGAGTTTACTTCTGATGCTTTCAGCTGTGAGATCGTTCACAAACTGCTTGCCGCCCATAAATTTATCAACGGTAGCGTCTAACTGATGCTTTGATTCATCAGCCAGTCGTGCTATCTTTTCAGCATCTAGCTGTTTTGTGAGCGTATCAAGCTGTGTCTTATATCCCTCGAGGTCTACACCATCAAAAGCCTTTAACTTTTCTTCCACTGTGTCCAGAGAAGTTTTAAATTCGTCTCTCTTCTCAGTGGCTTTTCCGTACTCCACGATGGTGCGGTAGTTTTCTTTCCATTCCTTATCCAGAGTGGCTTTTTTATCCTCTGGAACCTCGATGCCTAAGCCTGTTAAAATTGCATATATGTCTTTCATTTTCAATCCTCCTGAAATGATTTGTTGACCGCTCTTTCTGCGGTTGGGATTTGCCCGATAGACCACGGACGGGGTAAGTAGACCATATTGCCGGTGTTGGTAAAAAGGTAATATAAAAGAGCCAGCGCATTAGCACCAGCTCTAGTTACTTTGAACATTTTGTTTGTTGTTTAGCGTTTTATATTGAACACCATTTCCATAAGTACAGTGTCTTCCATAATTTGGCCTTTGCTTAAAATAATGTCAGTTTGAAACATCTTTCCGTGTTTTTCAAATCGTTCGATGGTTTCTTCGTGGAAATTGATACGGTCTTGCAAAATATCCACAATTTTATCAATTGATTCTTCATTCATATACGACATTCCCCTTTCTGCATCACATTGTATTTGACTTATTAACCTTACCTTGCATGATATCTACCACGCTCTCATGCTTGCAAATGTGGCACCATAGAGGGAACCTCTTCGCCTCAGTGTCGGCTCTTATCCTGTACTTGGTCTTTCTACCGCATACCGGGCAGATAACCCATGCTCCCGAATCGTGCATATTATTCCTTCCCTAAAGCATTGTTGTATCGTGTAGCGGCTCCATTTGCTGCCGCTGCCTGTTCTCTGTTCCATTTGCCTATGCTTAAACGCTCCGTGAGCTTCTTAAGGTTGTTATCTTTGCAGAACGTGTTATAAGCTTCATTTTGCCGTCTTAGCAGTGCTGCCTTGCGGTCATACATCTGTTGTATCTCAAACTTTAATTCGTTATCTTCTACCACGTCTATTGCCGCTTTCGCACCAGCAAGACCCTGTTTGGTTTTTCTTATGCTACGTTCTAATGTCCGTTGCCGTTTGTTTAATTCCTCTATTCGTGCGTTATCCTCTGTATCTATATCAGAGAAAGGATTGTTCACTCCATCACCTGGTCCGTAGTTATGGCGGCAATTAATACCGCACAGCCCTTCAATCGTTCCGTAACCTGTGGAGGTGTAGAAGTCAGGAAATTGCTTATTTGCCCCGGTACGTGTGAAGAACTGACCTTGCCACCACAAGTGATTAGATGGGTTATTCCCACCATCTCCGGTACGTGCTCCTAGGTGCGCCGATGTAAGAACGATATCCCAGTCCATCTCAATCATGCGTGTCATTTGGATATCTCCGGTGGCCTGACTGATTCCAGTCCTTACAGAACGTGCCACAGCCGTTTCTAGCGTGTCTTTATGTCCTGTTGGGTATTTGACTACCCCACCGTCTGAAATGGCGTTGTCAACGGCTTCCTTAACTGCCTGCGTGTATGACATAGCCCCGGAAGTAACCAACCTATAAGCATTGTCACACTCGTTTATGTACGTCTTCTGTGCTTCTACGGCCGTTGTGCGTGTAAAGTTGCGTATCTCGCCATTCGTGGCTTCGTAGGCTCTCTGCATCTGCCGTATCATGTGTGGGTACTGTCTTAATGGTGTAGGGGATAGCCCGGCATCGGTGTACACCTTATCGTCATACTTCAATGCCTTTATCCCAGCTTCTTCCATAGCTGCCTTGACTTCTTTTTCCTGCACCTTGGTAAAGCTAATAATTTCTTTTTGTATGTCTTCCAGTAAATACCCAGCCTCTTGTAAGACTTCTATCTGCCATCTGTCTGATGCTGTGAAGAGATAATTGACTCCACGCCCCAATCTTGCCATCATTCTGCGCACAATAAGATTAATGATTGATGACCTGTATTGCGACGCATTGGCTTCTGACCGTTCTGTGATATCTCTGATATAATCAGGGGTTAGCACATAATCACCCCTTTTTAGAGTTACTAATCATTACAAGCGCAACCAATGTAATGCAAATTATGATAAGGTTTATTGTTGATACTGCCATCACTTCTTTACCTCCTCTTCACAATCAGTAAATGCAATTATGTCTTTTTTTTCTAATAGCCCCATGCAACCCATCATCAAACGTCAGCTTGATAAATGTCTCGGGTTCTACAAAGCAATCTGTCATGATCTCGTACATTTTATCAAAACTCATGTCTACGTTGTGAAAAGCTGCATTAGGCCCGTAAGTTACATCAATCATATTACTCCTGTCCGAACAACGTAGGCTCTTTCTGTTCTCCCTTAGCTTCTTCAATCATAGCCTTGGCTTCTTCCTCGCTCATTCCCTCGAACTTCTGATAGTACATCCACGCCGGAACTTTACCCTGGACCAAATACTGCCACCAACGTGCCCTATCTTCCTCTCGATTGTATGTAATGTCCCCAAAGTCATAAGTGGTTTCATACATTCCTACCGGGGCCAACCCATATAGGTCAGCAAACGCATTCAAGGCATAAATAAGACCGTCCATGCAATCCTCTAGCTTATCTCTTACATCTTTGATAAACTGGATTGTTCGACGGTCATCTGCTTCTACTTGCGTGGCTGTTACCATTCCTGTTTTCTGGTCAAGAACAAAGTATCCGTTTGAGAATCCAACTTTCCAGCCAATCAGTGACAACTCATGGTTGATCCCGTTGATTCTTATGTCTGTGTTGAGTTCAGGGTTAATCTCTTCGTAGAATGGCTTATCGCCGCCCTTACCTCCGAATACCATCTTTACATTGTGGGGCAACCCATTAACTGACGCGCCCACCTTACGCTGTGAGAGTGGCATGCCGGAAGTATCAAGGAGTTCGTCTCCCAGTAATATGATACGTCGGCTATCCTTTATCTCTTCACTGTTACGGCTGTAGGCGGTATCGAGGGTTTGTAGTTCCTCTAACACGTTCTGGAAGATTGGCAATCCCAATGGACTGTTGATATCCAGGTTGTTTGCCTGTGGAGTTCTAAAGATACCAAATAGCATACGCTCCAGAGGTTCACCATTCTGTTTCAATAGAGTAACGTCAGGATCAATGCCAGCCCACTTAGTTTCCTCAATGGGCATCGGCCTGCCTTTCTCTCCCTCGCTGTTGCTCATGTAGGTTCTGTTGCTTATGAAGTATTCTCCATTATCACCGAAGCGATGATACTCAAACTTTGTATAATACTTTCTTGTGAGCACTCCGCTCTCCGTATACTGGTCAATGAAAATAACTCCAGTCACGTTTCCATCATCGTCGGAATCAACGATTTGAAAGCTGTTAGGTAGTAAGAAGTCTATACCCTTGCCGTTTGGCTTCAATATAAAAGTCCCGGCAGCGCAGCCATACTCCAACCACTCCCGGAACTTAAAGTATCTCTTGTCTATCTGTTCTTGCAACCATTTAGCCCTTGGCGATCCGTCAATGGTGACATGGATAGCTAATGTAGCAAGCCGGGCAGTCTCTTCACACAGCACCTTACCAAATCCAATCGTTCGCACATCGTTCTTATCGTTTGACCAGTATGGTCGGTTCTGGTAAACATTCATGCACTTGGTGATCGCAATGTCCATTTCCTGCGAAGTCCCTTGCTTAACGTCGAACTCTTCTAACGCTTCTTTCTTGAATACCATAGCCCACCACCTCCTTAATGCGTCTAAGAATCCCATTTAATCACCACCCAGTATTATTATTTCTAAACACCTCTGATATTTTTTCGGCGGCGGTTGCCATACTGTTTTCTATCTCGCTCATGGATTTTTTCCGTTTTTTGCTAAATTCGTCAACCGATTTGCTTAAAGCTTCGTTACGACGCATCTGTTCTCTTGCTATGGGGTTAACTTCCGTTGCTGTCTTTGGTTCTGAATCCCCGTTGTATTTCTTTACCATTTTCGCAAGCGGTACCCCGTCAATCTCTAACTTGATATCGCAACTCCGCTCCGTTTTTAGGCTTTCTATAGCTTCTGAGAGTGCTTCCTTGATGTCCTCTAAGTGGCAGTTGATTTTTTTAGAAACGGAATCACCATCGAGTAAATTCCAACACCTTGTTTCCTCTACTTCTATCTTTGATTCCTGAGTAGTGTGTAAAAACTCCACGTCTTTCAGCGAAGCCTCAACGTTGAATTTAGTGCCATTCTCGCTTATACAGTTCATTATAAACCAAGCGATATCAAATCTAACACTGCTTATCTCGTTCGCTGTGAATACTCTACCCTCAACCTTCACCGCAAAATCTTTATCTATCTTCATTCCGTTGTCCCCTCCCGTGCGCTAATCCCCGGTAATAAGCATCTACAAAGTTACTATCTTCGACACAACCGCAATTTTTACATTTCCATTTTTCAATTCTGTTGTGTTTAATGATTGCATCAAAGTCATGTAAGCTACACGACTTCTCTTTTCTTATATTCTCGCCTATCTCACCGACTTGCTTCATGGCGTCAACGTACTCTTTATGAAAAGACTTACCAATTCCCAACATTATGCACTATTACCTCGCCTTCCCGATACTGGCTCAAACGCATACCGCAGAGCGTCAATAAAGTGGTTGTTTTTATCTACATAGCCAGATACTACCTCGCCGTTTTTATCCCTGGCGTATTCGTATTCCTTGATCTCCTTGCCAGCCTTTGGCGTTCTAGCCTTGTCATATACAATCTTCCTAACCTGTAACCATTTCATGCCGTATTCAACGCTACCCGGTCCCTTGACCGCGGCTCGTGTAGTAACTCCGCAATCTCTAAAATCAGATACAGATTTCTTTTCTGCGCTGTCGGCTATGATAACATAATCGTTATAGCCATGATCGATGATCCACTGTGCTGTTGATTGGTTGCTTTCGTTGTTCGTGCCGTATTCATCAATGAGATAAATTGTTTCTTCTCTTGGGTTGTAATAAGCTCTAATGAAAGCGAATGGATCAGGATACCAGCCCCAGTCGACTCCCTGATAGATGGTGTCCATAACGGCTATCTCTTCATCTGTGATGGTCCGCTCCTTGACATAGGTAAACACGCTACCACCGTTACCGTTTGGAATACCCATATACTCATGCTCGTAGGCTTCTGGATTCATTCGTTTAAGCCGTTCGGCATCTTCAATGAATGTTTCTCCTAACCACTCTTGCGGAACGTCCAGATACGTACTATGGCTTATAAATACAGTAGGTTCATCTTTCATATCCTTAACATACTTGTTTGCCCAGTTATTAGCAGACTTGGGAGGGTTGAACGATTTAAACTTCAATGCTATGTCTCCACCTCTTAATGCTGACTGCTCAATGTTACGTATCTCTTCCGGTCCAAAGAACTGGTCTAACTCCTCGAACCATACCCCACCAATATATCCAAATTCTGGTGTGATTGACTTGATTTTAAATGGATCGTCCGCACCTCTGAAATATATCTTCTGTCCGGTGGCTTTGTAGATAATTTCCAACGGAGAGATAAGACATTTAAACTCTTCTTGTAACCCCTGTTTCTCAATCGCCCATTTTATTTTAGCGTAAACAGAATCTTTCAAGGTGGCAGCCACTTTCCTGACAGCCAGTATATGCACATCGGGGTAGTTCTTCATGACCTCTATAACATCGTTACCGAATCCAGATGATTTAGTGGAACCACGTCCACCCTCTGCAATGTATTCTTTATGCTTAAGGCCTCGTATGCTCCTTATCATAGGGTGAAGAACGTCACTTATGATATCAAGGTCCATGTGGTATGTTCCAGCGTTCCTTGCGGCTTCTATGGCTCGTTGTTTCTCTTCCTCAACCTCTTTGATTCTTAGAGCCTTTTCCAAATCATTAGCGGCTTTCAGTTTATCAGTTACAGCAACGTCAAGTTCGAACTGGTCTTTCTCTTCACCTCTTAGGATTCTCGTTCTAAGCTCCTGTATCTCCTGTATGGAGCTAATACGAGTAGAATCAATCTCCTTTTGGCGTTCTGCTATATAGGCTGATATGGCATCATATGTAAGCATTCGTTGCCCGTTTGTTCTAGCACTCTTTGCAGAATATCCAGCCTTTATTGCAGCCTGCGTTGCGTTACCGCCATTCTCTATGTACGCATCACAAAACGCTTTCTGCTTCGGTGTTAGCTTCTCTGCCATACGCCCACCGCCTTATGGATATCAACAAGGCATTTGACTATATCAATTCCTGATGCCGTGCGTAATACCTCATAATCTTTCATCTTCATTGTTCCATCTCTGCATTGTTGCCATGTTGGAGTTACCAAGAGATATACTGTAATCATTCTTCCCTGATCCTCAGAATAGAATTGACTGGTATTGATCTTAATTACTAGCCCTTTTCCTGTTATTGCTCTTTGTAACTTCTTCATTATCAAGTTCAGATTCATAAGGTCATACCTCCATTCTTCATGTTTAAGTCGGAATCGTACTGCTTTTTGTCTGTGTCCCCACGGTATTTGCTTTATCACGGACGGAATCGTCCTTATTTAATCTGCTAGCAACAATAAAAGTAGCAGGTACCACAGAGACTCATTGAGAGCCATATACACAATCAGGAAGAACAGTACTACCCTCACGTTATTCCCTCCCATATTTATCAACCTCTGCTTGTGCCTGCCTATTCATCTCAGCTATCTGTGCGTCTACCCACACTTCACCGCGCATCAGGTCCTTAGCCTTATCCAGATACCACGAAGCCTTTCTTACATCTTCCTCGCCGCCTTTGTGCTTATGCCTCCACAGATACTTAAATGCTGTTATCTTGCAATGGCTTATTACTTCGTCGACTCCGAATGCAATTACCATAGCGTCGATACATTCCATACTACAGCTATCAGCATAATGCGCTGGGCTGTTTACCATATCTTTATTATCCATGTCTCTATTTCCTTTCTTTCCGGGCAATAGAAAACACCCATCAAGGATTATCCAAGACAGGTGTTTCCAAAGTAGGTGTTATGATGTACTGGCTGATACGGAATACCCGGACTCGAACCGGGACAGTCAAGCAAGTATCGCCTAGCTTCTCCCCATTAATTTACATTCCGTTATGCCGGTTCCCCGGCACGCCTTATTAATTATAGTCTGGTAAGGGAAAGTCAGACTTGCATTAGGTATGTGCTTTGTTTGTGTACGTTTATGTGCTTGGGCTTTCGGCTCTAACCTTTTGCCCTAATTATATATTACAACGATAAAACCGATATAATCGATGTATTTCACTTAACCCCAATTTCTTTGAGGAACTTATCTCTTATGTAGAGTCTTGGGTAATCAATGTTCCCTTTATATCCTGTCTTGGACGCTATCTTAACCCAGTTCATGCCGTCAATGTATTTCATTTGGAATACACAACGGGTCTGACCGT